GAGAACAGTCAACTTTTGCCAGAGAGCGGTCTCTCTGTCACGTTCAATTGAGAGGTAATAGAATCCAAGAGCGGCCTCTGGGCTGTCGTTGGCCTTCCTGTAGACAGACTGCATGAGTCCATCAGTCACAGTGAAACTGCCGTTTGAGGCAGCCACTAATTTGGCGTTTGGATCGTACATCAGACAGGTGTCATCATTACCGACGTAATACTGACCATTGCCATAATAGTAAGTCTGCCCAGCAATCCTGACATACATCTTAGGGTCAGGCATCTCACGGGCTATCTTGTAAAAGAGGTGTCGCAAGGTGCCGTCGACTGAATCGGGATCAACCTGCAAGAGGCCGTGGCGACGCATGAAATTTGCCATTCGGACTGAGCAGCACTTGGCCAGCGCGCCCAGTATTGCCGTCTTGTCTGCGATCTGAGTCTCAAACCACATGTCAGCTTCAACAGCGGTGAAACCGAAATCAGACGGAATCCCCTCAAGCTTAGTTGGGTAAGCACTGCCCAAATTGAACCGAGCCCAGTCTGCGAGCAGCTGTGGTGCTGTGTACACGAAACCAGGTCGTGTGAAAACACCGGCCACTGTGGCTACAAGAAGGCGGCCTTCTTCGTTGGGAACAAATGCAAGCCGCCTGTGCAGGCCCGGCAAATTGAGCTTGACTGGTACATAGGGCCTGTCGGACATGGTGTCTTTCATGGACTCCAGCCATGTACGGGCCGGTCCGTAATTCGACAATATGAGGATCTTTGTGAAGGCTGGCGCTGTGTTGTAAAACTGCATGTACTGGAGTTGATGGTCATGACTACCAAAATCGAAAACGTCGTCGAGTACGACCAGGCTGTCTGGTTTCATCAGACTGGTCAAGGCAAGAGCCTCGGCAATACTGGCTGGTTCATATACAGCCATCTTAGACATCAGGGCTGCCTGCCTGAACATGGGAACCACAGAGGTTGATTTCCCACAGCCTGGGTTACCAGCAACGAAGTGGACATACTTGGTGTCAGCAACTCCATGTGAGGTGTCGAGTGTAATCGGCTTGCCCTTATAGAGGAAATTTTTCTTCGGGAGCTCAGTTTGGGCATTGAGCATCGCGAAATTCTCCATCGCGCTGCCAATTCTAGCTGCAATCTCGTCCGCTAATTGTTCGGGTGTATACTTAGACTCGCCCAGATGGAAGGACAAGTGTGAAAAATCAGGCTTGCGGTGTGGCTGATTCTTCCTTGGGTTAGGCCTATCCTTCTTATAGGCGGGGTCTCGGACCTCAAGTTCCCAGAGCCTAGACTTCAAG